AAAATGCCGTGCTGCTGTCGGTGCTGCTTTAACTTCCATGAATCGTGCCATTGAAGTTGAACCACTTGCGTCAATCGTTGATGGGAAGTCTCCACCCACACCACCATACGAATATGACCAACTACCCTTAAATTCACCCGCACGATAAGTATTAGCCGGACGCATCTTTTGCCACATATCAGACCACAATTCCCACCGACCTACAGGGCTTCTTTCGACAACAGCCTTGCCAACCATTATCACGGTTCCTTGCGTAACATGCGCAAGTCGCCGCTGATACTTGGCTACATGCTTGGCGATTTGTTCTGCGAATGTTTCCATGACTTGTCTTTTTGTTGTTTCGATACGTCGGACGCTTCTGCAAGCACTATCACCTCACCGCGCCTCGTAACCGTATCATCCTCGCCATTTGGCTGTTTGCATACATTACCATCAGCATCGCGCAATAGGAATACAGCCTCGCCAGTTTCGGGATTGGCACTGATGCAGTCTTGAATTTCTATACCATCAATCGTGATACGCATAATAATTACCTCCTAATGGTGCAATCAAATAAAATACAAGTGCCAGCGGGCGACAAGTCCTTTATGTTCTTAATCTGCCATGTAACTCCGCCAACTATCACTTGGTCATTCAGGCTAGGCGCGACTCCATTAGCATCGAGATATAATCGTTTATCGCCAGCCTGAACAAGCGTATTGTTAATCATATCGTTGCCATATACAACTAGATTGTAATCGAATATCGCACCTTTGCGCGTGGTATCGGTTACGGTAGTTGTAGATGTGCCAGAGGAAGGGTCATAGACTCCGATGACGGTCGTCCTGAGCGTAATATCCTGCCCATGCTTCGTTAGCAGTTTTAACGCTTTGTCCGCTAACTTGGCGTAGTCCATTATTTCACTAACTGTACGCTAACTCCGCTGCTATTCAGGTACGGTGAAAGCATTGCATCAACGGATGAATAGCGAGTTGCCTGTGAACTGTATTCGTTATATTTAACCGTTATAGGTCCAATCGTTTCTTCCCTCACGCTTTGCGTTTGGTCAGGCATCAATGAAGTTTCAGTGATTGATTTAAGCGCATATTCAGCACAAGCATTCTTGACTTCAACCGGAACGGTTATGTCCGATACAAGATAAGGATATGCTCCTACAGCACCATGCACGAATGGCTCCAAATAAACGAATGATCTTGGCCAGCACAATGATTGCGTAGCCGTCTTTCTATAACCTTTCCAGCGTTGGCGATAGGATTGCAACATGTATGCCGTAGCGCGCCGCACATAAGTTTCGCGGGTAGCATCATTCGTAATCGCAGCCCAAGCGGTATTCCCGTTCTTATCGTGATAGTCAGCGATATAAACCAATGTCGCATAAGCATCTGCATTGGCTACTTCCGTGCCATCTTCAACGATAAGTGTGCTTGGAACGGCTACAGTCGCAGCACTATCGGCTACAGTGCTTCCATCCACGTTAGTCGCTGTTACGCGCCCTACAAGCGTATATCCGATGTCAGCCCTAGTGATGGTATATGTAGATGCGTCTGCGCCCGTTATAAGCGTTCCTGCGCGCAACCAAGCGTATGCAAACGTAGCTGCTGGGTCGTCCCACGTACCGTCAGACAGCGTAAGTATCTCACCGAATTCTACTGTGCCTGTTATTGCAGGAAGTGCCGTATTAACTGGGGCGGCCATTTTTTATCCTTACTTCTTTTTGATTGGATAAGGCTTCAACTGGATTTCCTTGATAGGGAATTGCTTGCCAGCTTTTTTCAGATTTTTAATAAATGCCACTTCGCGGTAGTTAGGCCTACCAAAAGTAACAATCATAGTTTCACCACGATTATTTGCTTTCGGCTTGTTTTGCCAAGTCGCCTTGACCACCAGTTTATCACTCAAATACTTGATCGCAGATTTCGTATCTTTATTTGCAATCAAAGTAGCCGATACAGTCGCAATCCATTTGGTGTCGATTTCAGTTTTCATTATTTGGCTTTCATGTTGGCATATTCAGATGCCAATTTAATCAGCGTTTTCTTGCTCGACAAATGATGATATTTAATCTTGTTGGAATCCAGATAAGCCTTCAATTCCTCATCCGACATCGCGTTAAAATACTCATTGCTTCGAGTATCTGGAATATCGACTTCGATGATTGTTTTGGCGACTGGCTCAGGTTCAACAATCGGCTGTTCAACCACAACTTCTGGTTCTGGCTGTAATCCGATTACAGTTTCAGATTGTTTTTCCTGCTTTTCAGGTGGCGAAAATGTAAATCCGCAATGCTCTACGCATTCACGCGCATCAACGGGGTCTTTTTCTTTTGGCGTTCCATCAGGTGCATAAACTAGCATTTTAACTCCTAAGTAAAAAGGGCGGCTATTACACCGCCCTAATTTTAATAATCACCAATGTTTGCCCATGTAATCGTAATAGTACCATCTACGGTTACAGTTGCATTAGCATCAATGTCAGCTGCCAAAGTTACAGCAAGATTCAAAAATGCTGCTACAGCAGTGCTTGTTCCATCAAGAGAAGCCAACACACCAGCACCAACACCATTTGCAACAGCACCAGCTACATTAATAGTTGCAGATGAAGTGAATGCAGCAACATTAACAAAGTCCTGTTCGGTGGTGGCAACAGTCGCGCTTACTTGAGTAGTCGAACCAACTCCCCAATTACACGTTACACCAGCGTGTAGAGTACTAGCCAATACCGATGTGGTAGTTACTGCGATTGAACCGATTGCACCAAGTCTGCAAATTCGACCAGCGGGGAAGGTGTAAATCTGTGCTCCACCTCCTTGCTCTGTATCCCGCATAGTTACAGGAACAGCAGAAAGAGTAAGGACGGTTTGCTTAAAAACGTCATCACCCTTTTCTGTTACTGTTACATACGGTTGCATTGCAAGCGGGATACTGCCAACTCCAATAGTGGAATTGTCAATATCCGCTACGCGAACTTTAGTACGAACATTGGCATTTAGGTCTTGCCAACTATCGACCATACGGCCCATTTTTTAATCCTTCGCAACAAATGCTGCGAAGTTAATACCAGTTGCAATAGTGCCAGCAACAAGCGTATAGATACGAACATAACGATAAGCCGTTCCGTTCTGCTCATTGCGGAATGGGACAACAAATCGTCCTGTTCCAGTTGCTGCATCAGCTGGTGCTGTCAAATTACCCAATGGGATGTTTGCAAGCGTTACAGACCCAGAAGTCATTGCTGCTACATTTGATCCTTCCAAATGCACGGTGTATTTTTCATCACCAGAAGCAACTTCAACAGCAGAAACGTCAAGAATCAGATAACCGTCAACCAAACCAGCACCCAAGTCAAGGATGGTAGATTCAGTAGTGGTTGCTGCAACAAGACCTGCATCTTTCAAAGAAAGAGCGTTGTCGTAAGTGAATTGCGAGTAGATATTAGCCATGTTAGCTTCTCCTATTAAGCGGTTACTGCGGCATCAGAGATGCTCCACAGGCGGGTTGCGGCACGACCATTGAATACGCCGAAGCCATTGTACCATTCAACACGGGTACGATATACAGGCGCGGTTTGCAACTCACCCATATCACGAACATCAATCCCGCCATTCTGCAAGCCCAACACGCCATCATTGCCGAAACTTACGACATAGATAGATGTTGCTGTAGCAGTGCCAGAAGTCGCAGCCTCGCTAAACGGAAGAATCGCAGTGCCGGTATTATCCAAGTCAATGGTCATAATCGGCAGGCCGTTGTAATACTCGATTGGCGCACCGAATTCGTCACGCTCAAAGGTCAGGAATCCACCGATAGACGAACTACGCGACGCTTGAGTAATACGACGCTTCATTGCCTTGCTCATCAACAGATGGGTAGGATTCAACGTCTGGTCAATTGCTTCGTCCAGCTTATTCAGAGACAACGGAGTACCGTTGGCAGTAGCACCGGCTTGAATCTTCTGCGAACCAGTAATACGGGTTTGCAGACCATCGAACTCACGCGGATCAGTTGCGGTATCGCCTTTAACGAACTTGCGAGTCCATGCCAATGACAGTGCGCGAATCTTCATCGCTTCATGTACGGAACGCTGATTCATGCCCATCGTATCAATGATGAACTTGTCCACGTCCAAATCACCACCGGCAATAACCAGCGATTCAGTCAAAGGATTCAGAACACCAGTAGAAGGCGTATAGGATTCATTTACGCCACGGAAACCAACACCGGGCAGACTTTCTTCACGATTGTATTTCAGCGCGTTACCAGAGATACCTTCAAACGGAAGATTTTGGAGAATTGCAGACGAACCTGCGTACATTTCGATAATAGCCTGACGAACTGCATCGCCAGTTTCCAGCTTTGCGGCCTCAATTAGAGTTAGTGCCATGATAATACTCCTTAAAAAGTTGAGATAATTTCCATACCACGGTCATCCCGACCTAGTAAGTTTCGTTACACAGCACTCCGTCCCGAAGTGTTATTACAATTTCACTATGGTATTACAAATTCATCTTTGGACATATCAAAATATCCAGGTCTGAAATAAGTTCTACCACATATA